CTCTTTTTTTGTGCGAACTTTTCAACCTACCCCATGCATGGGATATTAAAATATAATGTGTATGTTTGTAGATATACATATATTGATATATGACCACGTACACACCTATACAGCAAATAGATAAAGAGATAAAACGAAGGAAGGATTTATCTGTAAAAATAGTTTGCAAAATTTCTGGAGTAAATACCAACACTTATTACAGTGCTTTAAAAACTGGCAATACTAAAGAGAGTACGTTAATGAAATTACAAAAGGCTATTGATAAGAAGTTAGTATTAATTGATATAGATTTATAATGGAAGCAAAGGATTTTAGATATGGTCAATACTACCAATATGATGGCATTATTTTTAAGCACATATGTATAGATGGTGATAATGTTATTTTTCATAATGAAGGTGAGCAATATGTTATAGATATAAAAGATGTTGAGGGAGTGCCAGTAGATGAAGAGTGGCTTTTGAAATTTGGATTTGAGAAAGTAGAATATATTGATGGGTTGTTGTGGGGGTATCACTTACCAAATTTTAGGGTAGAGCTTAATGAGGGTTATCTAGTTATTGAAACAAGATGCTCTAAACGTAATTGGGGTGAGAAATTACATAAGAAGTATTACGTTCACCAATTACAACTATTGCATTTTGCCTTAGAACAAAAAGAATTAACTATAATAAATGGCTAGAGGAAAGAAAACACCAACAGCAATTAAAAAACTATCGGGAACTTTCAGAGCTGATGAAAGTTTAGAAAACGAAATGCTACCCGAAAGTGTTACCGATTTGGGAACTGTTGTATTAGTAAATAAATTTGCTGATGGTATATGGATCAAGTTAACTAGAAACTTATCAGCTATTGGAATGTTGAATGAGATTGACCAAGAATTGTTAATGAGTTATTGCAATGAGATGGGTTTGTATTTTGATTGCATGGATAAGGTAAAGACTGAAGGTTATATTACTATGAGTCCAGCGAATGGCGAAATAATATCTAACTATTTAAAGATTGGAAATACTGCTTTAAACAATGCTATTAAATTAAGTGATAAGTTTGGATTTAATCCTGCTGCTAGAACTAAGATTGAGATGCCTAAGCCAAAAAAGAATGATAGTATAGGAGGATTACTAAAATAATGTATAAAAAGATAGTAGATAAATATATTAAAGATGTTCAAAGCGGAGAAGTTGTCGCTTGTGAATTTATTAAGCTAGGAGTTAAAAGACATTTATCTGATTTAAAACGTAAAGATTTATATTTTGATGAAGATGCTGCAAATCATTTTTTAAAGTTTACAAGATTTTGCAAGCATATAGAAGGGGCTTTAGCTAATGAGATAATTGATTTTACTCCAGTACAAGTTTATAAGTACTGGCAGTTATTTGGATGGAAAAAAACAAGTGGTAAAAGAAGATTTAGGAAGGTTTACCAAGAAGTCGCTAGAAAAAATGCCAAGTCAACAGAAGCGGCAATTGTTTCTATCTACTTAACAATATTTGATTCTGAAGCTGGATCACAAGTTTACACCGCAGCTACTACAATGGCACAAGCTAGAATAGTACACGATATTGCAATGGCAATGTTAAGAAAATTAAAATTTGACTCACCAGAAATTGACGGGCTAGTTGCTCTAACTGGTGGAGGTCGTACTGGTGGAAACATTTCTGTATTAACTACCAATTCTAAATGTGAACCTTTACCAGCTAATGATGATAAATTAGATGGATTGAATCCGCATGGTGGAATTATAGATGAGTACCATGCACATAAAACTAGTGATTTATTAGAAGTCCTTCAGACTGGAATGGGGTCGAGGGAACAACCAATGTTATTTATTATTAGTACCGCTGGATTTGAAAAACAATTCCCCTGCTATGCTGAGGAAAGAAAGTTAGCAATTGAAGTATTGAAAGGTATAAAAGTAGATGATTCTTTGTTAGCTTTTATATTTACACTTGATGAAGGTGATGATTGGAAGGATGAGAAAGTGTGGGTTAAGGCAAATCCTAATATCGGAATCACTCCTTTATGGGATTACATGAGGCAACAATGCCAACAAGCAATTAATCAAGGTGTATCAAAAGAGGTTCAATTTAAAACTAAGAACTTAAATATCTGGACTGATAGTTCAATGGCTTGGATTACAGACGATAAGTGGATGAAATGCGGATACAAGCTACCAGATTTAACAGGTCGTGAGTGCTACGGTGGCTTAGATTTAGCCTCTGTTAGTGATATGAATGCTTTTATCTTGCTATTTCCACCAATAGAAGAGGGTGAACCAACATGGATATTGCCTTTCTTTTGGATTCCAAAGAACACAATCACACGAAAAAACGAAATAGGTAACTATAAACAGTGGGAAAGGGATGGATTTATTCGTGAAGCTGGTGAAGATGTTATAAATCAAAAGATAATCATAAGGGATATTATAGAGATTGCACAAAAATATACTATTAAATCATTCGCCTTTGATAGGTTCTTAGCTTACAATGGAATTATTCAAGAACTACTAGCCAATGATTTAGAGGGCTTTGAATTTGGACAAGGGTATAGAAGTATGAGCCAACCAACTAAGGAGCTAGAAGGATTGGTGCTAGGTGGTAATATTGGGCATGGAGAAAACCCAGTGTTAAGGTGGCAGGCTGGAAATATAGAAATTTCTATTGATCCTGCTGATAATATCAAGATGGACAAGGGTAAAAGTAGGGAGAAGATAGATGGTATGGTTGCTACTGTTATGGCTTTGGGATGTTGGAAAGCATTTGATGAAGGTGATGAAGGTAGTATTTATGATAATATGGGAATATTTAGTATTTAGTTTATTTATTTTTTATTATATTTGTGGGTATTAACAGCGGTATAAAGTTATATCGTACAAAAATATTCAAAATGGCTGTAACAACATTTAACAAGCACGCAGACGTTACTAAAAGTGATGTAACTGTATTCTCAGAAGAAAGTTCAATTTACGTAGGTACTGCTGGTGATATTGCATTAGTATTAGTTGGTAGTTCAACCGCTGTAACTTATCACAATGTACCAGCTGGAACACTACTACCTTGTAATGTTAAGAAGGTATTATCTACTGGTACTACTGCCTCTGACATTGTAAGAGGATTTAATTAAGATGCTTAGCCTACAAAATAGGGTTACTGTAAATAGCTCTGTATTCGGGGGGGGTCTTGGATTTACAGAAACATTGTGTTCTTACTACTTCGATGGGTCTAATAACTACATTGATAATGGAGATATTTTAGACGGTATAATAAATGGAGCAAATAAAACTTTTGGAATAAGAACTGTATTTAAAAAACTATCGGCAACAGGATGGTTATTTAGTCAATGGACGGGAACGGGTAGCCAAAAATCTATGATGGTTTTATTTAATGCTGATGTTTTGACTATCTTCTTTTCTAGTGATGGATCAACTAATAGTGGAACTTGGACGGCTTCATCTTCTTTAACTGATACAGATTGGCACGACTTAGTTATCAACTATGTTAACGGGGTTGTTACTGTTTATTTAGATTCGGTTGCTTACGCTGGTACATCTTCAACAATACCAACAACTCTGCACAATTCAACTGCCAGTATATTAACTGGGGCTATTAATGGCGGTTTATCTGTTTATACAGGTTATATTAATCAACTACAGATAACAAGCGATGAGATTACAGCTCTTGAGGCTGTTAGCCTATGGAATGGTGGAAGCCCTAGATTAGGTAAGGATATACTCGATAATGTAGCTTTAAATAATATTTATGATAATGATACATGGGATGGCTCAAATTGGACTGTAATTAACACAGAGGGAGCAAACGGCACTACTGCCAACATGATAGCAGTTGACCATGATTGTAATGAAAACCCTTATTAATAATGAGTCAAATAAATAAAATATGGATTTTAGCAGGTCAAAGCTGGATAAACGGACAGGCAAATCAAATACCAAACCTACAAGCCCCCTACGTTGGAGTGTATCAACACAATAGTAGAGTATGGGCTAATACACAATTTGAGCCTATTTATTCGACTGATAATAATAACCAATTTCCAGCAACAAGCCAAGCGGATGGATGCAGTGTGGAGTGTTATTTTAAAGATATTGCAGATATATTAGGTGATGACATTTACTTATTAAAGTATGCGATAGGTAGTACTTCTTTAGCTATCTCAGTCGGTAAAGATTGGAATACTGCGAGCGTTGCCGAATATTATGACGAGATAAAAGCAGAAATAACAGCAATAGAGGCGTGGATGGTTGCGAGGGATAAAGATTTCGAATGGGCTGGAATATTATGGTGGCAAGGTGAAAACGATAGTACAATAGAAGCTGATGGCTTAGCTTACCAAGTTAATATGCAGTCTTTATATGATGGTTTAAATACAGCTACGGGAACAACACTAAAAATATATCAATACAATATCGAGTTGCCACCTTCAGGAAATAGAGATTACTTAGCAGAAGTTAATACTGGTAAGGCAGCTTTTACAGCGGTAGATACTGCCAATAGAAGATTGTTTGATTGTGATTGTAACGAATGGAATGCAGATGATATACACCCATCCGTTGATGAATATTTAGACATTTGGAATAGAGTTCAGAAACCTTTAATAATAACTGATTTATAAATTTAATAACTTAAAATAAATAATTATGCCAACAATTAGCGTTCCAAAAAAAACAGTTTGGGACAAAGTAGAAAATCATTTAATAAAGTGGTTAATTGGAACGGCTGGAGCAACTGTATTGTTGGCTATTGCTTTTTATTTTAATACTAATATGGTTCTAGCTCAGAACACCGAAAGTATAAATTCTGTTAAAGCTGATATGAAAACGATTAAGAACGTGCCAGTAATTAACCAAACTAAAATTGAGAATGTAGAGCGTACAATTAAGGAACTAAAAGTTAATCAGCATGAATTTCAGCAAGAAACAAAGCTATCCATTAACGATTTAAGGCGGCAAAATTTAAAGATGCTGGAGTTACTTTATCAAATCAAGCAACAAAACGTAAATAAATGACAACTGAAAAGGCTATGCCTATAGCGGTTGGAATTGTTGTTACAATTTTAGGTTCATTAGTTGCTTATGTGTTTTATGGTTTTATCAATTTAAGTGCTGAAGTTAAGACAATGCACCCAGTAATTGAGCAGGTACGGAGCGAGCAAAAAGACATTTGGAACAAGTACAACAAAGACCAAGATAGCAAGATTGATTTTATAAAGGATTATTTTAAATTTAAGGTTGACGAAGAAAAAAGGTGGGTAGAATTTTATAAAGAAAAATCTAAATAATGGAAAAGATAAGCGAACACATTAGCTACAAAGAAGGGACTCACTCCAACACGGCAACCCGTAGAGGAATAAACAACGATCCAAACTTTGTAGAACTAAAGGCAATGGAACAATTAGCCTCTAAGATATTTGAACCCGTTAGAACTCATTTTAACAAGCCGATAAGGATTAATTCATTCTTTAGGAGTAAAGCCCTCAATAAAAGAATTGGAGGCAGTACAACTTCGCAGCATTGCAAAGGTGAAGCATTCGATTTAGATGGGTTAAACGGTTTAACTAATAGTGAAATTTTCTTTTACGTTAAGAATAATCTATTTTTTGATCAGATGATTTGGGAATTTGGAACGGATGAAGAGCCAGATTGGGTACATATCAGTTTTAAATACGATGGATTAAATAGAAATCAGATACTTAAAGCCGTAAAGGTTAAAGGTAGAACTAAATACTTACCAATATGAGCTACAAAGAAGAAAACGGAACTACTAGAATAGGTGATTTTTTACGTAAGGCTAAAGATGTTGCACCAGCTTTATTAGAAGTTGCTGGAACTATTACGGGTGTTCAAGGATTAAAAGCACTAGCAAAGAGTATTAAAGGCTCTGATTTAAGCCCTATTGACAAAGAAACGGCATTAAAGATGTTAGAATTTGACATTGCAGAGGCTCAAGAAGTATCTAAACGTTGGGATTCAGATATGCAAAGCGATAGCTGGTTAAGTAAAAACGTTAGACCACTTGTATTAATATCGTTAACAGCTTTTATGTGCTTGGTAATGGTAAGTGATTCAAAGGAATCATGGAGTTTTGAGGTAAAAGAATCCTATATTACACTACTTGAAACGTTATTAGTAGTGGTTTATTTCGCTTATTTCGGTGGTAGGTCATACGAAAAGGGTCAGAAGATTAAAAAATAATCAATTCATTTTCAGTTAGTTAACTATTCACATTATATTATTTTAATATTTGTTTGCGTTTTGTTTGCGTGGTATTACAAAAGGTATTACATTTGTAAGGAATTAAAACTAATTAAAGCATAAACAGATGAAAATAGAGACATTATTAGAGAGTGTAGGGATTCACTTCAAAGAAGCATTATTAACGGGTAATTATAAATTTGTAAAGTGTGGGGATTGCACAGCCGAAATATTAATAGATAATAAATACAACTTCGATGTTTGGATAGCTAACGAGCCAAAAACAAGTTTTGATTTTTATCAGGATATATTTAGCGACAATATGGAGTTAGAATCTATGAGGTTAACAACTCAGAAAGAAAGGATGTTAGGATGGAAACACATGAAGCCACACGTAGAAGGGTACAGAAATAAAATACTTAAACGGCAAAAACAAAAAGAATTTAATAGGCTTAAAAAAGAACTAGAGAAATTATCTATTTGTTCTTAATCAGTTTTAACCAAACAAGATAACCAACAAAATGAACGATAGAACACCACAAAATATAAACTGGAACTTTCACAGCGAATTACCCGACTTAGACAACTACCGAAATGAAAGCTATGTTTCAGATGATAACCACGTAATAGGGTTTGATTACGACGGTTATAAGATAGAGGCTCAATTGTCTTATAAGATGACTTTAGAAACGGAAAATAAGGAGGGCGGTGAGCATGATGAAATATTAGTCGAGGTTTCAGCAAAGGAGTTTGAACTTGATTTAATCACTATGTTTTACAACGATGGAGAGGATTACAAAGTACCATTAAGAGAGTTTAACGAAATACAAAACGAATTATTAATAGATTTACAAATACAGTATTAAGATGGAGGAGAATAAATTTAAAAAATCAGATTCAAAAGGTAATAGGCTGACTGATGAAATAGGAAAGGGAATAAATAAGAAACACTTGAAGAAAGTAATGGCTGAGAGAGGCATGGATAATGTAAATACTTTTAGGTCTAAAGTTTCGGATAGTATTGATTTTGAGTTAGTATGCAAAAGAGAAGGGTTAAACAAATCTTTAGTACTTCGTGAATTAATGATAACATTCACTAAAAACAATTTATAAGATGGACATTAAAGAATTACAAAAACCATTACCAATAGAATCAATTGATTTTAGAGTTCAGAGCGTTAATAAAGGTGGTTATGCTACAATATTAGCTTATAAGGATGCTAGAGTAGATATGAATAGGTTGGATAATGTTGTAGGCTCTCTAAATTGGAAGCGTGAACACTTCGATAGTAACAAAACTTGCAAAGTATCTATTTACAACGAAAAGATTTCTGAATGGGTAAGTAAAGAAGATGTTGGAACTGTAAGCAATACGGAAGCTGCAAAAGGTTTAGCAAGTGATAGTTTTAAAAGAGCTTGTTTTAATTGGGGTATTGGTCGTGAATTATATGATTATCCTTTAATTCAATTAAAACTTGAGGCTAATGAATTTGATAAAAACACTGGAAAACCGACTTGGGATTTCAAGTTAAAAGAATGGGTTTGGTTTAGTGAGTTTAAGGAAGGTAAATTAGTTGGCTTGGGTGCTAGGGATCAAAACGGAAAAGTTAGATTTAAGTACGGGGCATTTACTCCAAAACAAGATAACACTAAAAAACTAGCTGAAGCAATAGATGCTGAAGTAAAAACTAAATAACATGATATTCAAAAAGAAGAGTAGATTACTAAAGGTTCTTATTAAGATGAGAAAACTACATATAGCAGATCAGAGATATTGCCTTGAGTCTGGTGTTTGCTTAGACGGACTGTGCTCAATAGCTTTTGATGAATTAAGTAGTGATGATTACTATCTATTTAAAGGATACCTCCATGTACAGACAGGAAAAAGATTAGGCGCTTATATATGGGATAGAGGCATTTATAATACAGAGCGTTTAGAATGGTTAGATGAACACATTAAACTAAATAAAAACTAAATAACATGGAAAAGAAACAATCACTATTCAATATTTCAATTAACTATAATGCGTTAATGAATCAAATTGAAGAGGCTGAAGGAGTCTTAACAGAGGATCAAATAACAGCTTTAGAAATAACAGAAACACAATTACAATCTAAATCAATTGCTTATTTAGAAGTAATTAAGGGTAAAGAGGCATTTACAACGCAAATAGATGAAGAAATTAAGCGTTTAACGGCTATGAAAAAGGTAAACAACAACATTGTAACAAGATTAAAAGATAATTTACTGGTTGCCGTTAAAACCTTTGGAAATTTTGAAGTTGGATTAACTAAGTTTGGAACAAGAAAAAGCCAATCAATTACAGTAGAAGATGTAAATACATTACCAAACGAATTTAAAACGGTAAAAGTTACTGAATCAGCTAATAAAAAAGAGTTAAAAGACGCTATTAAAAGAGGTGAAACGATTGAGGGAGTTGAATTAACTGATAATTTATCTTTAAAAATTAACTAATGAAATACGATACTTCAAACGATATGGAAAAAGAAAAGGCTAAAAGACGTTTTAACGCCCTTTTAGACACTCAAAAGATAATTGAAGTAAAAGAGGTAAGAAATAAACGAAGCCTATCACAAAACGCTTATTTACACGTTTGTATCACTTTATACGCTATTGAGTTTGGTTACACTTTAAACGAAGCTAAAACGAATTTGAAGCGTGAATGTAGTTTTATGGTTTATGAAAAGGAAGGTAGCAAGTACTTAAAGGAAACTAAAAAGATGGATAGTAAAGAATTAACCGACTTTATAGAATGGATTAGGAACTATTCATCACAAAACGGTTGTTACATCCCAACAAGTGAGGAATATTTGACAAATAGAATATCAATTGATAACGATATTGAAAGGCACAAAGAATATTTATAAATTTATTTAGCTTATAATCAACGCTTTAACTATTTAATTCAACATTTGTTTGCAGAAAGTTTGCAAGGTATTACTTTTTGTATTACATTTGTAAGGAATTAAGAAACTAACTAATAGAAATTATGGACACGAAATATTTAGAAGAAGAAATAAACGGATTGATGAGTTGGAAAAGGAGAATGAAGAGTTGAAAGCAGAGAACATTGTAATTATAATGACAAACAAAGAACTAAAACAAATAACATGAAAGCAAAAACACAAAAGCAAGAGGTAAAGAACCACCTAGAAAAGTTCGGACATTTATCGTCTATTATAGCAATTAAAGAGTATGGTATAACGAGGCTTGCAGACCTTATATTTAGGCTAAGAAAAGAAGGTTTAGATATTAAGACTCTAACAGAAAACCACGTTAACAGACATGGAAACAAGGGTACTCATGCAGTTTATCAATTAAATTAAAGAAATGAACATATTAAAAGTAAGCCCTTATGTATATGCTGGAATAGTTACGCCAATGGTAGGTAGAAAAGTAACAAATGATAAAGAAGTTTTTGAGGTTATTTACAAAGTTTTAGAAATGGATACTTCAATTACTAAAAAAGAAATACAAGGAAAGTCACGATCAAAAAGAATAATAGAAGCTAGACAATTATTTCAATACTTATGCAAACATTTTACAGATTGCACATTGCAGCAAATAGGCGATGAAACTAATAAAAATCATGCTACAGCTTTACATAGTATCAATTTAATTAAGGATGTAATGAGCTACAATAAGAAGTTAATTGTAAAGGTTGTAGGATTAAAGGCAGAGATAAACAGAATAATTCAAATATCACAAGAACAAACAATTAAATAAATAACATGGAAATAAAAAGATTATACCACCATTGGTCAAAATGGGAAGATTACGAAGCTGGATTTTACGACAATATATCTGGAAAAGAAAAGTCAACAATGATTGAAAAGGTAGTTGAAATGTTTTCCAGTAGGGAATTAACATCTAAATATATGGATATGGCTATAACTAAATGGTATTATTCATGTGAGCAAAACCTAACTAATAACGGAATGAATAAGATAGCTTATATTGGTCAAGCTGCTTGCTGCCTTTATGCAAATATTCCTTCTTTAGTAACAATGGAGGGTTGGAGTAGTGTTAGTGACGAAAATAAGGAGGTAGCTAATCAAATCGCTTTAGAAAAACTTAAAAAGTGGGAAGGGCTTCAAAATAAAATGGTAAAACAAAAATCAATGGATAATAAATGCTAGTATTATGGGAAAAATTAGATTAGATATAAATGTTTTAGATGCCGCAAAGGAAAGGATTGAATACGCCTTTGATAATTTTAAAAAGATATACGTTTCATTTAGCGCTGGAAAGGATTCAACTGTAATGTTGCACCTAGCAATGGATGAAGCAAGAAAAAGGAATCAAAAAATAGGTGTTCTAATTGTAGATTTAGAAGGTCAATATAAATTAACAATAGAGCATATTGATGAAATGATAAAGGAGTATGATGAATTTATTGATTTGTACTGGGTATGCTTACCGATACACCTTAGAAATGCCGTTTCTGTTTATGAGCCATTTTGGAAGTGCTGGGATAGTGAGAAAAAAGAAGATTGGATAAGGGAAGCGCCAAAAAGAGCTATTACAGACCCTAATTACTTTCCGTTTTTTAGGGATGGTATGGAGTTTGAAGAGTTTGTTCCTGAATTTGGTGAATGGTACTCTAAAGGAGAATTAACCGCCTGCATGGTTGGAATACGAACAGATGAAAGTTTAAATAGGTTTAGAACAATATCAAGTAAAACAAAAGTAAGATTTGAGGACAAACAATATACTACGCTTGTAACTGAAAATGTTTTTAATTTCTATCCCGTTTATGATTGGAGAACTGAAGATATTTGGATATATCACACTAAGTTTCCAAACAAAAGGTTGAACTACTTATACGAATTAATGAATAAAGCTGGATTGTCTATACACCAACAAAGAATTTGTCAACCGTATGGAGATGACCAAAGAAGGGGTTTGTGGTTGTTTCATTTAATTGAGCCAGAAACATGGGCGAAAGTTGTTTCTAGGGTTAACGGTGCTAATAGTGGTGCTTTATACGTTAATGAAAGCGGGTCAATAACTGGATATAACAAGATAACAAAACCAGATAACCATACTTGGAAAAGTTTTGCAGAATTATTTTTAAATTCAATTCCAGAAGTTACAAAAGAACACTATTTAAACAAGATATTTACATTTACTGAATGGTGGGAAAAAAGAGGTTATGAGGATGGAATACCAGACGAAACGCCATACATTTTAGAGTCTAAGAAATTAACCCCATCATGGAGAAGGGTTTGCAAGTCTTTACTAAGAAATGATTACTGGATGAAGGGATTAGGTTTTACTCAACATAAAACAGCAGCATATCAAAACTACTTAGAATTAAAAAAGAAAAAAAGAGAAGAAGCAAAATTATTAAAAACAAACAAATCTTTAGAATTATGAAAAAGTTAACAGTTAAACAAGATGATATTATAGGAAGTTTTAAGAATATAATTTCACGAATGGAAAATTTCACAAATGACGAAGTAGTTGAAACTTGGAATGAGTTAAAGATTATGATGCATGAAAATAGCCCAATGAAAACAGAACCAGTAGATTGTGTTTTGTGGGTTAAAAATGACACTGTTTATGCAAATGATTATAACCCTAATAGTGTTGCGCCTCCAGAAATGGAACTACTAAGATTGAGTATTTCAAATGATGGATATACACAACCGATAGTTTCCATGCTGGATGAAGGTGGGGAAAAAAGAGAGGTTATTGATGGTTTTCACAGAAATAGAGTTGGAAAGGAATGTGAAGAAATACAAAGTAGGGTTCATGGTTATTTACCAGTAGTTACAATTAGAGAAAGTCAAGAAGGCAAGTGCGATAGAATTGCATCAACAATTAGACACAATAGAGCAAGAGGGAAGCACCAAGTAGAAAGTATGAGTGATATTGTTGTGGATTTAAAGAAGCGTAATTGGTCACCAAAAAAGATAAGTAAGGAGCTAGGAATGGACTCTGATGAAGTTTTGAGATTGACTCAAATATCTGGATTAACAGAAATGTTTAAGGACCAAAGTTTTTCACTAGCATGGGAGGCTGAATAATTATGGAGTTACCAAAAAAAGATAAGTACGGGAATGGCTATTTGAGCTATTCCCAATTATCCCTCTTCAAAAGAGACCAGCAAGAATATTTTGAACAGTACATTATCGGTAAGAAATTTGAAGGCAATGCTTATACTGATTTCGGTAGTAAGGTTGGAAATTCTTTAGAAAATAATAACTTTGATTCGTTTGAAAGTGGTGAGGCTGAAACACTAAGAAAGGTTGTTAGGCTTGACGAATTTGAGCGAAGAACAATGTTAAAATATGATGACTTTTATATTGTAGGCTATATTGATACTAACAGTTTTGATTATAAGAAAATAATTGATTACAAAACTGGAGGCAATAAAAAAGAATCTACATACATGGGTGATGATTATACTCAATTACATCTATATGCATTATCTTTGAGGCAAGAAACTGGAGTTACACCAATAGAGGCTAAAGTTGAATTTATACGAAGGAGTGGTAATGCTTTTAGGGGTGAAAAATTAAGGGTAGCAAACGAGAATCCAATATCAATAGAGATAGATATTTGTTATGAACGATTAAGACAAGTGTATTGGGATACATTAAAAACAGCAAAAGAAATAGAACAATTTTATAAACTAAATAAACTAAAATGAGCGATCCAAAAATAAGAACAACAGAAGATTTGCTATCTGAAATAAACAAGCTAGAATCAATACAAGATTTAAAAAAGAGAGAAAGAACAGCTTTACCAAAAGATATAAACTCTCGCAAGAAGCAAATATTTTTACTGGAAGAATTGGTAAAAACAAACAATCAATATGAATT